CTGGAGCTATACAACGTAAATACGAAACCCGTTCGGTCATAGTTTCACCTACTCCTCCATATTCTTAGTATCTTTTTACCTTCATGATTTATTATACTACGAGTGACCAGCACTCTGTCATTGCGTTTACCATACACACTAGCAGCACCACGGACTCTTTTTAATTCAGCAGGATCTTGAGTGTCTATGTCCATGTGATCTCCTATCCCTAATCTGTAAAAATGATACACCTGAAAAGCACTTTCAGCTCTGTCGGGTATTGGTATTTGGGTATTACTTTCCATTGACAAGTATATGTCCTCCTTTCCAGAAATAACCGTCAACCTCACTAGTGTGTGGTCTAGTGAAAACATATATAGTTTCTGGGTTGTATCTTTGGTCTACTAAATTACAGCACCCCTCAACTTCTTTTTCTTCAGCACAAAGTATTTCTTCTCTATTATCTAAAGACTCAGTGCCATAACTGACTACCCAATGTTTTTGATTTTTATCCATTTATTTACTCCTGATAAATAGTTTATAAATATAATACCTACTGAATATAAATTAGTAAAGTAAAATCTTATGTTAGTTTTAAAGGCTCGAGCCGTTTTGATTTATAAACTAAGGGTTTTATACCTTTTACTTTAATCAAAGGCTTAAAACGGCTCACATTACGCCTAAAATTAGGATCCTTTAGTTATATAGCCTAGCTTTATATCGTACTTTATATCATTAAGAGTCAGTACGCCTTTATCTAAAACTTTTTGAATGGTAGGTTTACCGTCATAGTTTTTGAGTCTGTCTTTATTCTTTTGACTCATAGGCATTTTATCAGTTCTAGTTAATATAAGACTAGTATCGTGTGGGTCACGACCACGGACAGTCTTACAATAATTGTTAGGTTTTGGTATATCTACCTTATGGTTTTTGTATAGGTTTTTCATATCATCCTCGGTGTAGGGTACTGCTTTTTTCATCAGTACTTTATATAAATCAACTTGTCCACACTTAGCTGTTTTAAACTTCTTTTTCTTACCTGTGTGAACCTCATACCAACGCTCAGCTTGGTGAATATGTAAAGGAGGAGCCATTTTTATAGGATCACCTATGTAAATACCACCACCTTTAATTTTATGCATCTCAGTCATAGGAAACTTCACTACCCGACTAGGATAGTCAGGTAGGAAGTAAACAAAATTAATTTCGTACGCTGGGTGCATATTATGCAGCGTTAGCGTAGTCAATAGCTTTAGTCATGGCTCTAGTTTTTAAACCAGCCCTAGCCCCAAACCAAGCATTATGCATTGCTGCGTCACGGTCGTGTCCCCATTTATGGTCAACTACAAAAGTAACTGCATTCATAGCACCCCACCAAGTACCAGCACTACTTTTTAAGTTTGCTCCTGGTTGTTGTTCTAGTGCTTCGTATACCTTACTAGGTGCACGCTGGAACTCATCAAGCATAGTAGCACGAGCCACATACTTTTTCTCATCCTTAGTGTTTTCTAGTATTTTTTGCTGTAACGCTAGTTTAGGTTGCATTAAGTCAGCTATATAAGAAACTACAGTATCTTTGGTGTATTTTCTACTACATAGATATTCTGCTGCTTCTTTATACTCTTTCATACGGTTACTTGCTAAACCTAGTGCTTCTTCAGCAGTGGTTATTAAATCACCGTCAAAAGCTTTAGTATGAGCCATTTTAAAATGTGGCTGAGTTTTATCAGCTAAAGCCATACTTAGTGTATTATTACAAACTACCCTAATAGGTGTGAATCTAATTTCATTAGACTTACCCCACTCATGACTCACAGACACAAGTAAATTACCTAATACTCTATCGTCTCCTGGTAGCGTAAAGCTTTCATCTACTTTAGCCATACCCCATATTTGACGACCGTCTTTTAATGACCCCGCAGTTTCCATAGTCATATTACCAGCGTCGGTAAACTTTTTAAAGAACGTAAAAGCGTCACGGTTTTGGGTTGGTATAAACTTTGGTCCACATGGTCCAAATACTTGGTTATCACTATCACGTACTAATAGTGAGTGGTTAGGTGCCATGATTAAGTCTTTAGACTTATCAGGGTCAGCGTTATCATATGTAAATATTTCACGCTTACTTACTGTCCAATCAAGTCCAGCTTGTACTAACATTTCGTCTGGTGTTAGGTTATTATCAACTTTAACACCTAGCCCATGCCAGGGAACTTCCCCTGCATAAGCCATAGTTTCAACGGCTGCTGCCATAATAGTACCTCCTTAAAGGTTGTTATGTTAGCCTGTATTAGCTAACTACCTTTATTAAACTATAAGTCACTAGTGATTAAAAGGATATTCAAAATGATCATTTACCAACGGTTGAAGAGTCGTATTTACCTTTTATAAGTCTAATGTTTTGAATATCTAACCATTCTCTTAACTGAGTAATTCTTTGTTTAGTGGTTAGTTCAGGTGTGTTATCTATTTCAGATTTTTTATCCATGTATGCTTTATAACCAGTGTAGTAATCTCCGTTACCTAGTTGATTAAATCTTATTATCTGCCACACACGTGCTTTAGTAATCCCATATTTGATTCCTATTTCTTCTAGGGTCATGGCTTCTTTCCAGTAGTGTGAGTATATATTTGAATACATAGTATCTTTTTCTGTACGTTTAGTCATTAAAAAACTCCTTATAATGAACCGTTGCTTCTCCCCAGTTTTTACCTATCTCCGCATCAACTTTATTGGGAACACATAAAGGTGTGCATTCTGCCATGATTTTTATTATAGTCTCACACTGATCTGGGTCAGTTACTGAGATGTCTAACTCATCATGTACTTGAGTGTGTGGGAGTATACCTTCTTTGTATAACTCTACCATAGCTTGTTTAGTCATATCTGCTGCTGAACCTTGTATAAGTCTGTTCATAGCTTTATAGGTGTAGGCTCTTTTAACCTGACTACCATATTCGGTAACAGCTTTTTCATAAGGGTAAGGTGGTTTTCTATCATTCTTAGGCTCATATAAATTAAACCTACACTTACGACCAGCGATAGTAGTGATATATCCACGGTTAGCTCCTAGCCTAGCACACTGATCTCTTAAACCTTTGATAAAAGGTACTCTTTTATGATACGTATCAAATAATATTTCTGCTTCTTGCATAGATAAGTCTAGTTGTTTAACCAGCTTTTCTTTACCCATACCATAACTAAGACCTAAGTTAATTATTTTAGCTTCTTTACGACTTATGTTAGCCATGTCTGCCACAACCTGATGGAAGTCTGCGTCTTTATTACGGTAAGCATCTACTGCATCTGCTGCACCTTCTTGCTCGGTAGCTGAGGCATAGTGTACTGTTAATCTAGGTTCTTGCTGAGAGTAATCGAACACACCCCAGTAGTGGTCTTTTTCTGGTACAAAGATACTACGTATAAGTGGACCAATGTCTTCGTTACGGGCTGGTACTTGTTGTAGGTTAGGATTACTACTACTGAATCTGCCTGTTACTGTACCTCCACGGTCACTACGTAATGGATGAAGTTCCCCGTGTATTCTACCGTTTACGTTATGCTCTAATATCATTTTATCAATAAAGGTAGTTCTAGCTTTGTTTAATTTACGTGCTCTTACTATATTATTGGCTAATTTATGGTCGTGGTTTTCTAACCAATCACCTGAAAAAGAAGGAGCGTTAGTTTTAGGTGTGCGTGGATAACTTAACCCAGCTCTATCAAATACGGTAGCTACTGACTGTGCTGCCCATAAGTCTGGTTTAGTGCCGAACTCTTTATGGATAGCGTTTAATATTGAGTCTTCTTCTTTCTTTAGTCGTTTACTTACCTTTTCAGCTACATCTAAATCTACGGGTACGCCTTTATATCTCATGTCTAAAAGTATGGGTATTAGTGAAGTTTCTAGGTCATAGATTTTACCTACGTTTTCTAGCTTAATTAATTCTTTAAATACCTGCCATAGTTTTAATGTTAACTCTGCATCTTGCTCGCCGTATGGACCAACATATTTAGCGGGTAGTTTATACATCTCACTTTTAGGGTTTAACCCATAAGCTTCTGCTGCTTCAATAAGTAAAGTTTCATCTTTAGTTTCTCCGCAATATTTTTCACCTAAATTATTAAGTGAGTAGCTGTATTGATTCTCATCTATTAAGGGTGCTGCGAACATGGTG